TATTAAATCTGATTGGTTTAATGTTACCGTATCATTAGGAATAGGAATAGTAGAGTATTTACCTCTTACATATCCTAACATTTCTTTTGCTAAAGCTAAAGTATATTCAAAAATCCATTGTCTACCAACTGAGTTAATTGAAGCATAAGTTGGGTTAGCATATGGGGCATTTGAGACATTAGTTACTTTATCAGGAGTAGGTTGAATAGAAGAACTAATTCTTTCATCTCTTTTAATATATTCAAATCTTACACTACCTACACTTCTATCAGGAATTGGGAAAATTCTTAATTTATTGTCTTTAAGCTCAAAACTATAGTTTGATCTTCTAATTTGATCATTTAATTCAATAGCTTGAATAGTTTGTAAATCATAATTTAAAGGCATCATTAAGAAATTGATAGCAGGAGAGAATGAACCAAACCCAAAACTATCAAATAATGATTGGTATCCAAATCCAGTACCAGCGTATGGATCATAATATCTTGTTATCGCTGGTGAGGCCTCATAAAATACTCTTTTAATTTCAATCCCATAAGTTCCCTCAATACCTTCATCTATCGCCCATTGTTTTAAATCATATACTTGGGAACTTGCTGTAATTGGGATAGATCCTGTATAATAAGGAACATTTCCTCCAGAGCCAGCTTCAGCCCCATACATTTCAGTTAAACGAATAATAGGTTCAAAGCTAGGAGTTATAGTTGAGGTGTTTAAGTTACTAGAAGTAGTAGCTCCCTCTAAAGTTAATTGGTTATCCCTAATAGTGTAGGCATATAATTCATTGCCATAAACTGTTATTGCTTCTTCAAAAGCTGTGAAGAATGATCCTGATTGTAATTCAACATCTACTAAAGGATAACCTAGCCTGCTAGCACAAAATTTTGCTACCTTTACGGCATCTGTTTGAAAGTCAGTATCGCTGCTATAAAATCCAAAGGGAACGGCATTTGAATTCCAAACCGGGGCACCATCATATATGGGAATGTTGGCCATAATTTAAGTTTATTATAAATATTAAGCTATTTTTCTATCATAAATATGGGAACCTGATGTAGTTATTGTAATTCCTTTATCTACTGCTTCATCATAATATTTTAATAAATCCTCAACTATAGGATCTCTGTGATTTGTTGTTAAAGTTATAGCCTCTAAATTTTTAATTTTTCGAGCAGCTGAGTATAAGAATTTAAATCCAGAGTCTTTTTTATGCTTAAGATCAATTTGATATCCATCACCACAAATAATCATTTTTGATCTTAAACCTATACGAGATGTAATCATCTCCATTTGCTCGTGAGTAACGTTTTGGGCCTCATCTACAATTATACATGAATCTAAAAACGTTCTACCTCTCATAAAAGATACAGGTACTATCTCTATTCTACCTTCTTCTATTAATTTTTCAATTTTTTCTTTATCATATAAGGCGTAAAAGTTTTGGTAAATAGGTTGAACCCAGGGGTCCATTTTTTCTCTTAAATCGCCTGGTAGGAAACCAATGTCTTCTTTTGATACTGTAGGGCGTGTGATAATAATTTTGTCATACATTCTTCTTAATAGTCCATCTAAAGCCACATTACATGCTAATAATGTTTTTCCGCTTCCTGCTCCTCCTCCTAATAGAGTTATTGTGTTATCTAATATAGATTGTTTTGCTTCTTTTTGTTCATCATTTAATTGAATTTTAAACTTGATTGGGTTTTTAGGTATACGTTTAGAATGGTATACCTCATCTGTATGGGGTTTAGATGCCATAGAGAGACGTGTTTAGGGGTTAGTAAAAAAGTTGAATTAAATAGAGTAAATACGTTAGAGAACCGGAAAATTTTAATATAAGAATATAATGAGATAAGTATAATCCTCATAAAACGTATTTGTTGATTATACATATTAGAACAAAAAAAGCCCGGCTAAAAGCCGGGCTAATTTTATTAAGTAATATCTAAACCTCTAATTATAGAGTGTTTAAACCATTTACTTTAATCAAGCCATAGAATTCAGGACGTACCATTTTCTTAGCATAACGAGTCAAGAGACCTTTACGTGGAGTAAATGTATCTGGATCGTATACAAGAGGAGTCATGATTAATGGAATGTATGGAGCGAATACAGCACCGCTTTCAAGGAACTGAGTACCACGGAATCCTAATAAGATTTGGTTTTCAGTCATGTAAGGGTTTTTGTAAACTTTGATTTTACCTCCACCTAATGCACCTACTTTTTGTACACCAAAAGCGTAGTTCATTTTTTCAACATCAGCGTTATCAGCAGCAAATCCAGGGATTGACTCGATGATAGTAGCTACGGTTGGAGATAATACCATAAAGTTAGCACCTCCACGAAGAGTTTTCTGGTGGATGATGTTGCTCAACTTTTGGATTTTAGTTCCAAGAGTTTGGAACCATTGTCCTTGAGAGTTGTAGAAACCAAGATCGCTAATAGTTCCATCAACACCGTTATCTACGATAGAACGGTTGTTAACAGCTGACCATACTTCAGTTCCAGCAGCAGCAGAATCAATCAACATATCTAAGATTTCAAGGTCGATCTCTAAAGAGATGTACTCGCTTAAGATAGAAGTCAATTCAGCTTCAGCATCAAGAGCATGGTAAGCGTTAAGGTCTTGAGCGAACTCAGGAGTCCAAACAGCTTTCAATTTACGAGTTTTAGCTACGATAGCTGAACTCTTCATTTGAACGTTAATTTCAGGGATTGAAATTGGGTTGTTAGCACTGTTTAGGGCAGTGTTACCATCTTCGAAATCACCACGGTAACGGTCAGTTGGTTGTTTTTGGTAAACAATCTCAACATCTCCCATTGCAAAACCTGTACCACCAGCTACTGAACCAGATACGTAGAAATATACGTTAGTACCATCGTAAGTAGTGAAAGCAGGTACAGAAACTGTTGAACCAGAAACTAATTGGAAAGCACGTACACCTTCGAAATCAGCATTTGATAAATCAGTACCAGTTACAGTTACTTTAACCCATTGGTCACCAACAGCAGAAGCAGAGTAATCAGAATCAAAGTTGAAATCTGACCAGTCAGCAGAAGCTGTAGCAGCAGGAGTTACAGAAGCTGTAGCGTTGTTGATTGAATAACTGAAACGACCAGCACCGTATAAACCGTCAGTGTTAGTGTTACCAAAAGGATTCAAGTCAGCAGAAGCGGTATTACCGTATACAGATTGACCTGAAGAGAAAGGTGACTTAGTAGTTCCGTATTGGAAATCTAAGAAGAATACTAGTCCAGAAGGTAAGTTCATTGGCTGTACAGAAACGAATTCTTTAGCAGCGATTTGACCGAATACCTTACGTACTAATGGAAGAGCTACACCAGCCCATTGCTCACCTACACCAGCAGTAAAGGTACCTTGTGAAGCAGTACCACCACCAGTTTGTGAACTTTCTACAACAAGTTGCTTAGCTTGGTTTTCAAGAATGATACCCATATTGTTTTTATCGGCACCTTTCAAACCTTCTAATAGACCTGTTTTTTCCCATTTGCTAGCTAATCTAGCTGCGTCACCCTGTACTGAGTGATATGGGTTTGCACTTTCTAAAAGAGAATTTAAACTCATGATTATTTAATTTTAAAATTTAATTAGTTTTCTTTAATAATTCCTGCTAATTGTTGCATTCTGCGGAAAGCATCATTTTCAACAATTGGCTGTTTTGCTTGAGTAGCTACACCTGCAGACTTAGAAGCACTTGATTTGATTTCACTAACCATAGATTTCTTAACTTCTTTTGAATTTAAGTTTTCGTTTAGTGTATCAAAGATTACTTTTGCGTCTTTTACAGAAGCAGCTCTATCAAAAGCTTTTAAAACTTTTACCTTCTTGTCTTCAGACAAGTTTTTAGTTCTGAAGATTTTGTTTGAATATAGAAGTTTGGCGTTTAGTAAATTAACTTCTTGAAGTTCTCTTTTAAGTTCTTCAATTTCAGCTAAAGTGTCAGTGAAGTCTTCTTCAGTCACATTTCGTTGTTGTGTTGCATCTCCAGCGGCTTTACCACCTTTGCGAAGCATAGCGGCTAATTTCTTAGCTTTATCACCATACTCACCAGCTTCAGCTTTGTCCATAGCTTTACTTAAACCAGCAGTACCACCAAGCAGAGCAGCTAGACCAGCAGCTACAGCAGCAAGGCTTACAGGCTCTTCATTTAATGTTTCTTCTTCAGTCACATTTCTTTGTTGAGTTGTATCGCCAGCAGCTTTTCCTGATTTACGGAGAAAATCAGCTAATTTCTTAGCTTTATCACCGTATCCACCAGCTTCAGCTTTGTCCATCATTTTGCTCATTGCAGCTGAACCTCCTAATAAAGCAGCTACACCAGCAGCTACAGTAACAGGATCTACTACTTCTTCTAATTCTTCTTCGTCGATTGGAGTACCGTCCATTTCGTCAGTTGCGCTATAGCCTTCTTCCATATCAACTTCTTCATTTTCCATGATTTCTTCTGAATCGTCTTCCATGTCGATTTCTTCGTCGCCCATTTCCATTTCGTCTTCGGCTTCGAATTCCTCTCCAGCTTCTAATTCACCAGCTGAAACCATATCTTTAATAACATCTTCAATGAAAGATTTTAAATCATCCTCACTCATATCTTCGAGGTCGATTTCTTCTTCTTCCATTTCACCTTCACCTTCTTCAGATTCCTCTTCTTCAAATTCTTCTTCTTCAGATTCTTCTTCTTCGGCTTCGGTTAGGTCTTCGTCTATTTCTTCAGTTACTTCTTCTGAAATAGATTCGTCAAGGTCTAGTTCGCTTAACATTTCATCAAGGTCAAATTCTTCTTCTAAGTCATCTTCCTGAACTGTAGACTTACCAGCCTTATGAGGTACTGGATTTACTGGTCCACCTTCTGGGTCCATTTCGTAAGAAGGGGAATTTTTTCTTCTGAAACTTACAGCGTCCATTTCTTCTAGCTCTTCTTCTTTTACGTCATCATCACGATCCATTTCTTCTAGCTTTGCAGCTAACATAGATTTTAGATGAGGAGTAAAAGCTTCTTCTAGAGCGGCTTTAGCATTTGCGATTGCAGTGGCCTTAACGGCTTTTGCATCAGCAATAGCTTCTGCTAACAAATCTCTGTTTGCCATAATCTCCTAAAATTTTGTTTAGTGAAATACGCTTATTGGATAGTAGCGTAATAGGTAAGTTTTACTTAAAGTTAATGCCATATAGAGATGACATATTATCATTTATACATATATAAAAATTATGTAAAATGAAAAAGCCCTCAAAAGAGGGCTTGGATTTATGAAGATTATTCAATAAATGAATAAGGATTTTAATCTAAGGGGCAAGATCCTTTAGAACAAAGTATTTCTCTTATAATATTGTTAACATTATTGTAATTATAAGTAAAAGTTTCTTTACCTTCTTTTAATACAGACATAAATGAACCTGGGTTTGAAGGGGTAGATACAAAATCCCAACACAGTAATTCAAAATCATCTTGAACTTCCATTACACTGCCATTTTGTTCTAATGTTCCCATACCACGGGAAGAAACTCCGCAAGTTACTCCAGAGGCAATTAAAGCTTTTAAAATGTTACCTGAAGGAGTGGGTAATATCTCTATTTTACCCATTACATTATTTCCATCCCACCACCATTCTGAAATTAAGTGAGATACATTTTTTAAGTTTATTACTTGTGATTCAGGGTGATCTAATTCTCCCATAGAACGACGTTGTTCTATAAGTTCACTATATTTATCCATTTCGCGTTCCCATAAATCCTTAGCATAATAACGGCCATTACCATTTTTAACCTCAGCTGTAGCTAAAATACCAGTTACTATAGGATTTCCTGTTTGTTTGTTAACATTTTCAGTTAACATAGAAGGGGAAACTCTAAATGAATTTGTCTCTATTAATAATTGCTTATTCATTCACTTCGTAAGTTTCGTCTACGATTTCTTCTTTTTGGTATTTTTTACCAGCCATTTTTTCATACATTTTCTCCATCTTAGCTTTTCTTTTTTCTAAGATGTTAACTTCTTTCTGCATGGCTTTCATTTTTGACTTATCTACTAGTTCAGATAAGTTTTCGTCTTCAGAAACCATATTAATACGAGTCATTTTAGTTTCAATAACTTCGTCTAATTTAGCTAATTTAGCCTCCATAGCTACGATTTCGGCTTGTTTATCGATTTCAGATAAAGAATCGTCTAATGATTCTTTTTTCATTTTTTTCTTTTCGATTTCTTCACCTTTTTTAACCCCAGCTCCGTAAGTTTCTTCTTCACCTTTATCTTTAGCAGCTACATCTTTTGAACCTTTATCTACACGTTGGAATTCATCATATGATTCTTCAACTTCCTGCTCTTCAGCCATCATTTGTCTGATAACTTGACCTGAAAGAGAGGCTAATGAGTTTTCGTTTCCAGAAGTTACTACTCCACCCATTAAAGATTCTTTAACCATTTTTTTCAATTTATCAGAATATCCAGATGCTTTATATTTACCAGATACTTCTTCTAATTCAGTTTCTTGGTATCCTAAACCTTCAACTCCAAAAGCGGCATTCTTCATGTAGTATTGTCTATCTTTAGCTAAGTTTTTAGCTACTACTTCACGAATTTCTTCTAATGATTTATCTGGATTTTGTTTTGCTTCAAAATAGATACCATTAAGAACTTCTTGTCCGATTTGATTATCTAAGTTTTTAGGATCTTTATAATCAAAGTTATGGTCTTGAATTTCTTCTACAGATTTATCTACAGTTTTAACTTCAGCTTTAATTGCTTCATCTTCTTTAGCACTAGCTTCATTTAAAAATTGAGCAAATTTATTTTCCCATTCTGCTTTAGGGGTTGCTTCTAAGGTATTGATAGGTTTAAGGTCAATATAATTTTCATTAATTAGTTCCTTAAATAATTTCTCTGAATTTTTCATTCTTTGGGTTTTAGTAATGTTTCAATATCGTTTATGTAATCATTGATTATATCAGTACCTATTACTACGCTATAACTTTCAGGATTTTCTCTATAGTATGATATAGTATCTATTTTTCCTTGACGTAATAATTTTTTTACATTGATTAATCGCGTTTCGATTGAATCAAAGGCATTGATACGATCCTGTTGAAATTTTTCAACATCTGATTCTTGTTCCAATAGCTTATACTTATACATATTAGTCATAAGTTTTACCCCATAAATCTCTATAATCCATAGTTTTTGAGGCTTTAGCTTGTTTTTTTCTATCTACTAACTTATAGCCAAAAGCTTTAACGTAGTAGTTATCTTTTACACCTTTAGGTCCAGCTTTAGGTCCTGGTCCTAATGATGCTCCTATCCCTTCTTCTACTTTTTTATACTCTTTAGGTAATCTAAAAGCATATTTAGTTAAATATCCACCAGCACCACCTGAGGTAGACATTTCGTCTACTGAAGGGTTTGATTGGAATTTTTTATAATATTCAGGATAATTTTTTCGGATATAAGTTCTATATCTATTAAATTCTTTTTTTACCTTAGCAGCTATATCATCTATAATAGCATCATCAGTTTTAATATCTAAGGCATTTATAGATTTTCTTAACTTATTAAAGTCATCATACACACTATCAAAAGCAGGAATATATTCTACATCCCAAGAAACAGTACCAGTTTCAGGATCAACAGACTTAACTGTTGTTTTTACTCCTCCTTTTTGGGTAACATCACCGGGTTTAAAAGCCTGTTCTGATAATTTGTATTTATATTGACTCATTTGACTTTTGGATTTCCTGGATTAATTCATAATATTGCAATAAATCAACCATGTGATCGTTAGTCACTTTACAAGTTTTACCTAGTTCTTGTAAAAGTTTAGATACCTCTACAATTTTAATTTGTGTAGCTTTATCTTTTACGTTTTTAGATTCTTTTACTAAATCTAGTTTTAATTCGTTTACTTTAGCATTATAAAAGTCTCTTAAACCAGAAGTAGAATCTACAGAATTAATAAATTCTTTTAGTACTTGTTTTTGTTGGGTAGATAAGTCTTGATACTTACTATTAAACTTTTCAAGTAATACTTTATAAGTTAAAATCTTAAGATCTTTATCATAAGATTCGTATTCTTTTAGAATATCTTCTTTAACTTTTTCTTCTTTAATTTCTTGTTTAGTTAAATGCTCTAAAAGAGTTACTTTATTGTCTACAATTTGGGTAGGATCTATATTTTCTTGTGAGTTATAGCTTTCAATTAAAGTATAAACCGAAGCTAGTTCCTTATAATTTTTTACTTTAGAAGTAAAAAAAGTTTCTAAGTTATAGTGATCTTTAATTTCTTTAACTAAATTATACTTTTCTTTTCTTAATCTAGTTCGGTTTAACTTTTGAGAAGCCTCAATAATAGTATCAACTAGAATAGTAGCACGGGATTCAGATAAAGGAGAAGTTTTTAAAAGAGTTTCATACAATTTGTACTCTTTACCTAACTCACTCTTAACAAAGTATTTTTTTAGAATATCAACAGAAGGTGAATCTATTCCTTTTAAAGTATCCGACGTAATTTGTCGAACTAATAATTCGAAAAGAATACCTGTGTTTTTATACTTAGAATGTTTAATCTTCATCAGAAAATATATTTATTTATAAATATGTAAAAGATATTACTCTTTCAATTGGGATTCATCTAATAGCGATTCAGCTTTTTTATCTTCTTCAAAGATTAATGTTTTTTTGTTAATCTTTTCGAACATTTCTTTATTTTTTAGGTATGAGGATTTTGCCCCTTCTAAAGCTAAAGGCCCACCTTTAAAATTAGGTTTAATTGAGTCTGAATCGTTTTTATCAGTATCTTTCATTCTCTTAACTCCTAATCTGTCTTTACCAAATGTATCTGCTTGAGTATTTCTTTTAGTAATTGATTTATCAGGACGACCTAATTTAGGTTCATCCTCGTTATACCCATCAGGAACATTACCAGGGTCAGAATACATTCTACCTTTACCATATAATGAAGCTAAATCATGTGGTGTACCATATGATCTGTTACTTTCAATTGGGTCGTTTCCTTCGTTTTCAATTTGAGAAATACGGAACTTACGTTTAGCATCTTCACGAACTAAATCTCGGTATTCATCGTATTGATCTGAGCTAAAGTTATAGATGTTATCATAAATCCAATCTGAGGGGATTAATCCTTGTGATAATAACTCAGTTGATAATTCTGATTTAGATTTAAGTAATTCTATTTTTTCCTGTTCAAATATAATTGAAGGAGAATTTAACGAAATTTCAAAATTAACTAGTTGTTCATCTCTATAACCTTGGGTATATAAGTGAACTAAAGCAATTTTATTTAATTCTGAAGTTACAATACGTTGTAGTCTTTCAATTGTACGAGCAAATCGAATATCTTCAGCAGCTAATGTAGCTTTACCTTCCAAATCACCTTCATACCCTAAGAACGCTTTTGGAATCTTAAGGGCAGCAAATAACTTTTCTCTTAAATATTCTACGTCAGCGATACCATCATAATCTAAACCTTTTGTGGTATCAATTTTAGTAGTTGTATCATTTCCTCTGATAGGGATATAAAAATCCTCCATCATGTTTTGCATGTTGTACTTTAAGTTATATTCACCTGTTTGTTGATCAACAAAAGGAGTACGTTTCATGTTTGAGATAGTTTTCTGCATGAAGGCATCTATCTCATTTGGTGGAATTGAACCAACGTTTACATAGAAAATACGTTTTTCAGGAGCGCGAGCAATTCTATGAATTAACATTGCATCCTCCATTAAGGTGTATTGCTTAAATAATTTACGAGCAGGTTCGATATAAGAACGACCATAAGGCAAGTAATTAGTATCTGCCAATAATCTAAAGTGAGCTATCTCGTAGTTATCAAAGAATATACCATTTTGAGGATCTTCTTGGTTAGGAACTCTATACATTCCTGAACTAGGATTAACTAAACCGTTAGGTGAATATCTAAATCTAACTTCGGCTGGGTTTTTAGTATTATATCCTTCTTGTCTTTCAATATGGTAGGCAGTATAAGGAATAACATTATAAACACCATATTTTTCAGCTACCTCTAATTTAAGGAAGAAATCACCATATTTACACATTTGGCGCATCCACATCCATAAATTAAATTCTATATTTAAAACATCATAAAATAAGTTATATAGAATTTTCTGTACGTTTTCATCTGAGGATTTAATTGAAAGCACCTCACCCATATCATTCTTTAAAGTACTTTCATCTGCTATAATATCGAGGGCTGAAGCGATAATAGCATCTTGATCCATTACATCATATTCAGAATATAATTGTGGGCGAAGATATTGGTAGTTAAAATTAAACTGGCTACCATATAAAGAAGTAGGGTTTGTAGAATAAATTCTACTAAATCTATCCATTAAAGAATTGGTTTGTAATTCGCCTCCTGTTTGGATAGCACTACTATCAATTACTTTAACTTGATTACCTCCTACATTGCGAATAATTACATCTGTTGAGAATAATCGTTGTAATCTTGAAAATACACTTTTATCAGCCATTTTATATTTTATTATTATAAATATTATCTAAATAACCAACTAATGTCTTCTTTACCATCTGGTGTATTTATATGGTAAGGATTATCAGTTCCACTTGAAAAGTAACCACCTTGATAAGGTGTTCTGTTTACTTTCATGTTATTTAGAGCTTGTTTTGTTACATCAATTCCTCTTTGTTTGTATTTTAAAGCTGTATCTCTTACATACATTGCAATACCCATTGACATAACTAAATCATCGTTATAACCAGATTGGGCTTCAGCTTTACCATTTCTCCAAACAAAAACTTTCATTTCTTCTATCAATCTTTTAGATTGAATTGTTACTCCTTGGTCAGCAATATATTCTTGAAGTTTACCTATAACCATAGGTCTAGTTCTAGAAGACATTGTAAACCCAGCTACCATTTTAGAGGTATCCATATACTTATCAAAGTAACTATCTACATTTGATTCAGTTCTAGGAGAATAATACAAATTAGTATAATGTCTATCTATAGCCACTTGTATAGTAGCCCAACCAATATTTGCATTCTCTATTACAAGTAAAGCCTCATTATATTCAGTGGCTATACCTACTAGTAAATGACCAAATTCTTTAGTTCCAATTTGACCTTTATATTCCCCTACTTGAACGTTGTTTTCTATATCCAATATATGAAAAGTAGAGTAGTCCCGCCCGTCTCCTCGAGCAACATCTGCAACAACCATGTAATCTCTAGTATAATCAGGAGATTCCCATATCCAAAGATTTTGATCCGCTCCTCTTCTTTCTAAAGGATTTTTAATAAAGGAT